GAATCTGTTGTTAATAAATATGATGTATATAATATATTTGAAGGTGATTATGATATTGATACAATTGACTTTTATTGGATGAATCCTAAAGTTGTTAGAGAGCATATAGTAAAACAACAAGGTAAATCTTATATACCTCCTAATGTAAAAGATATTCCAATGGAATTTGCAGATATTGAGCTAGGTGCAGCTAATGGTAAGGTAGGAAATGAAGCTTGGGAAAGAGTCTTTTCAGATGCTAGAACTATGAAAAATTTAGTTAGTAATGTTCAAGGAACAACTGCTCAAGTTAATCATATGCAAAATTTCTTTCCATCTGAAATTAATCATTATGGATACAAACAATCTGTTATTTTAAAAGGTAGAGATAAAAGTAAAGTTGTTTTGGATTGGGATGTTGCTCAATGGAATCAAAGATTAACTTTAGAAGGGCAAGTAGTATTAGATGCATCAGGTAAAACTCCTCAATTTTTACAAGGTTCTATATTTGGATGGAGACCTGAGTTTTTATTTCCTAAATATGCTAATGGTGAAGGTTCTTATTCTAGAGAACATTTTTTAAGTCCAGATGGTAAAACTATATCTGAGGCTAAAATTGAAACTTATTTAGAGAATGTTAAAACATCGTCAAATAATGCTGATATTGCTAATAAACGTATTAGAATATTTAGAAAATATAATGCAGAAGGTAAAGAAATTGAATTAAGTTCAATGGATAAAGATATAATAATGTATCAAATGGGTCAATATAGTAAAAATAATCTTGCTTTAACAAGAGATGGTGTGTATACTGCTGGTTCTGGAGAAAAAAGAATACCAAATTATAAAGATTATGTAGACGCTTATGATACTTATGCAGCATTTTTAAGTAACCCAGAAGTTAATATATACCAACATTTAAGAAATTTACCTGGAAGAACTGATAAAGGCGCTCCTGATTATAATAATAAAAAATATAGTGTTGATAAGGATTTTGATTTATTCTCTAACTATTTTAATTTAACTCAAGAGGCTAAAAGTAAATACAAATTTGGGTATGCTAAAGATACTGGCCAAAAATATGTTAAAGATATAGAAATATTGCCTTCTTGGCAAAAATATTGGAGTGTTGGAAAAAATAATCCTATGTTCGATTTAGAAATGAAACAAGCATTTAAATCTAGATTAGAGGGTGAAACTGGTTCTGCTTCAGAAAGAATTGTAAGAAAGATTGCTAAAGAAGATCCTTTAAATCAGAACTATAAATCTGTTTTAACTGGAAAAGAATATCAACAGTATGAATTTGTTGAAAGAATGTTATTAGGTGAAAAAGTACATGATATAGAAGGTTTAATTAGTGTTCTTCCTAAAGAAATTAAAAGTATACAGCACGCATCTGATCAAGTTAATAAATTAGATAGAACAATTGCTAAGGTTTATGCTTCAGGAAAGTCTAAAAAAGATAAAGATAATATACTTAATTCATTATTTAAGAAACGTCAAGATATTTTAGATAGCCCTAAATTTAAAAAATTAGCTATTGAAGAGTATACTAGAGGCAGAAAGAAAAAGAAACTTCCTAAAATTAAAAGCGTTCTTGTTAATGAAAATGTTGATTATATAGACGCTACTATTGCAGAAATATCTGTTAATTGGGCTATAGATAACTTTAAACCTACAAATGGTAGAGGAATGTACAAAGTTATAGGTGATATAAAGAAACAATTAGGTAAAGACTATGCTATTAAAAACAGTTTAGGTGGTGTAGGTAAATATGGTGACAAAACTTTAGAATCTATAGACTTGCGTGAGGCTAGAAGAACTTTCGGTAAAACTGCAGAACAAATTGAAGTGGACTGGGAAACGTCTATAACAGCTAGCGTTAACAATTATGGTGTTGGATTCTTATTTCATTATATGAAACCTAAAATAGATATGAATCCTAATGAGATTAATGTAGGTATATTTAATGGTAAGGTTATAACAAGCGCAATAATGCCTGAGCAAAAATGGGACCCAAAAACAGGTAAGGTTCAACAACAAACTTATGCAGATCATAATAGAGCCCATAAAAAAGTTAAGAAATATATATTAAAAGGTGCTCAAGGTAAGATTGCAAACTCTACTATAGATGCTAAAACATATCAAGATTTATACAGACAGTTCGCTCAAGTAGAGTATTTTTGGAAACAATATTTTAATGGTAAAATAAAAGATATAGATGTAAGTAGTGAACAAGGTCTTGTAGGAATGTTATTAGATCCTGTTATTAAAGGTGTAGGTTCGCCTAATTTACACCCTAAATTAAGACAACATTTATCTGGTTATAATGAAATTAGATGGGGTAGAGAAGTCAATGAAACTAATCCATTTTCAATGGGAAGAAAATATAATAGTACCTTAAGATTTTGGAGAGGACTATTTGAAAAGTCTGGAAAAGTTCAAGAATTTGATGAATTTGCAAAAGGTTTTTCTCATATTAACCAAATAAAGGCTGAAGGTGGTTATATGGATCCTATGGTACATATTGCCTTTATGCATCAGATTAAAACAAAATTAGGTAGTGATGTTGTTTTTGATGCATTTCCTGGTCAAATAGATATAAATTCAGGTAAAGTAAAACCTATATATGATCTTACTACACAAAGAAATCCTTTATTTGCTTTAATGGGTAGTGGGCAAATGAATGGAAATGGTGGTAACCAATTAACATTAGGCAGTGGTTTGAGTCAATATAAAAAAGATGGATTAAGAAAGTTAGTTTCTCAAGTTCAAGATATGGGAAATGTTTCAGGTGATCGTGCTTTTGCTAGATTTAAACAAGATGCAGGCACTTCTATTAAAAAAGGTAAAAAAGATTATGAAGGTAAAATATGTTAGGGGGAGTAAATGACTGATTTTACAAAATGTGGTACAACTTTTGTTAAACAATTAACAAAGATTGGTGATGATTTTATTAAAAATAAAAAAGTTAAAAGATTATTAACAGAAACAGGTGCTGATGATTTTTTTGCTAATAAATTTTATCAAAAGTTCCATAGACCTTTGTCTGAATGGAGAGACATGAAACTTGGTAAAGGTGATTTAGATAACTTTCAAAGAGAATTAAATCTATCTATAAAATCAATGGAATCTGGTAAAATAGCATCTGCGCCAGCTGAAGCTATATATGCAACATCTTCTTTAGTTAAAAGAAATCCAATACTGGCAGAAACATTAAATGATTATTTAAAAGTTAATCATACTAATAAAGGTAATTCTATTATATTAGATAAAGCTTTTAAAAGAATGATGGATCATCTTTCTACAGAAGCAGTAGCTAATGAAATGTATAAAGAAATTGGTGGTAAAGGTGATTTTAAAAGAGTCCTAAAAAAAGCTCAAAGATTTCAAAAAGATTTACAGAATATTGCTGAAGAGTCTTGGCAAGGAAAAGTTAATGCTAATGAATTAACAAAATTAATGAGTGCAGAAGAAGCTTTTTTGGTAAAAGGGGAAGGAAGAGTATTATACGATTTTGTTAACGCTATAGAAGTTACTATTCCTAAACTTGAAAAAACAGTAAAAGAATATTTAAACGCAAAAGAAGCATCTATAGAAAAGGGAAGTTATGTAGTAAGTAAAACCGTTGTAGATCGTGTTAAAGCTGACCTTCGTAAAGAAATCAAATCTCCAGCTATGCAAGATGCTCTTCTTGAGTATATAGATATGATGTCTACTGGTTATACTGTCGCATCTAAAGGTGTTGACGCTTATGTTCAAAGCATTATTTATGGTATGGAATCAAAAGGTTACAATCCTAAAGATCCTACTATGCTTAAGTTAAAAGATTTAAAATCTCAATTAAAAGAACAGTTTTTACCTAAACAAATATTAGGTTATTATCCTCATTATGGTCACAAGCAACATATGGCTTTTCTAGATGGTTTAATGCCTAAATTAGAAGAGTTGTCATTAAGAACTAGAGAGTCATTAGAACGTGGTGATCTATCTATAGATACAGCTATACAGCAAACTCAATCATTTTTATCTGGTAGATTAAAACCTAGAATAGACCAGTCAGTTGATCCTAATAATTACTCTTTTAATGCTCCAGCCTCTATAAAAAGATATTTAGATGAAGTTAATAGATTTAATTTTATAGCACACACTACAAAAGAAACCAGAAAAGCTTTAGTAAATGCTAAGAAAATGTTTAGAGAAGGTAAAGATTTAAGTGGTTACGGAACATCTGTTACTGATATGATATTAGACTTACATTCAAGACAAACGGGTCTAAAAAGGGCACTTAGTCCAGAAGCAGAAGCAGGTATTAGAACTTTATTAAATCTAGAGTTTATCTCCAAGTTAGGCTTTAATATTAGATCTGGCTTAAAAAATGCATCTCAAGCATTACTTAACTATGTTGAGTATGGTGGTAGAACAATAAGAAAATCAAGAGAGTTTTATTCAAATGATCCAGATATGAGTAGATTAGTTGATAAACTTATGATAGATTCAGGTATTAAATTTGAAGAGCTGACTCCAGAGCTTCTTGAGATACAAGGATCTAGTTTTGGTAGGCATACTGTAAAAGAAATTAATGGAAAATATCAAATAGAGTTTACTAAACCTGGATTGTTATCTGATGCTGCTGATATGACTAGTTGGGCTGCTGGTAAAAGTGGTGTTATAATGAGAAAAGTTGAGAATATGAATAGAAAAGGTACATTTAGGATAGGATTTGCTAAAATGTACATGGAATTAAAAAATAGTACTATAGCTAGACAAAACTTTATTGATAGATACAAAAAAAGAACTGGTAAAGAGCCAAGTGAGACTCAAATAGAGAATGAAGTTATAAGAAGGTCAAGAAACTATGCTTTAAATATGACCACTTTACTTCATTTTGATTATTCTGCTGTATCTAAATCAAGAGCTATGAATACTACTTTTGGTAGGTTTGCTTTACAATTTCAGCATTTCTCACACAAATTCTTTGAATATAATATGGGTATGGCTAAAGACTCTTGGGGTGATATTAAAAATATGGAATTTTTTGGTCAAAATGCAAAAAAATCATATAGAATGGGTTTAGTTTATGGTATGGCTCCAGTTGTCGCATCTTTATTTACAGGTTTAGATTTTGGTAGAGTAATAGAACATGATGCAGCAGGTAAATTAAATCAAATAAAAGCTTTGTTATCAGGTGACGATGAAGAATATGAAAAAGCATTTTATGGTCGTGGAGCCTTAACTGGTGTTTTATCTATGCCACTTTTTACTGATGTGTTAAAATTAGCTGAATTAGCTCAATTATATGAACTTGATGAAAATGGTTTAATGGATAAGATTATAGGTTTTAAAGATTATTCTTCTGAATCTGGTGATGAAAAATTACATGCATTAGTAAGAGTTTTAAGCACTCAGTTAGGCAGAGGGTTGACTCAGACAGCTCCAATGATAGCAAATAGCCATTTAGGTACTGCTATGCAAATGGAGCTTGGTCTATATCCAACTAGTGATGCTAAATCTACTAGAGAATATTTTAATGAAAGTATTGGAATGTTATCTCCTGATTTAGAGACTTCTTTAAATGAATTAATGGGATTAAGTAGCAAGAAAAAAGGTAAAAAGAAAAATCGTCCTATATATAGAACTTTTTAACTTTGACTCATTGCTTCTTGCATATCTTTCTTTAAATCCTCTAAAAGGTCAATAACACTACATATAAATGCATAATGTTTTGGTATAAATTCAGGATTGTCTTCATCTTTTTCCATCATATCCAATAAAGACATTTCTATTATTTTTAATGGCGCTAATTTCTTTAACGCTTTACTATAGTCTACTTTACTCATTATATCTCCTTTAAATTTGGGTCTATTAATTCTAAGAAATGCTCAAAATCTAGAGCAACATATATCTTAGATCTGTTACGTTTAAATACTAATACAGGTTGTCTATCCTGTGAATTACCTTCTGCTTGTTCTAAAGAACCCCACAGATTTAATCTTTCTTGATTTTTACACTCAAAGCTATAAGGTATTGCTCTTTTAGCTGCTGGTGATAATACAATGTCTTCTCCACTCATTCCCATAACTTGGGATTCAATATCATTCGTCTCAAGAATCTCCGTATACACAGAGCGTAGGCGATCCCTGACTAGATTCTGTAATTTCCTGCCTTTGTTTTTTGCGGAACGTGCTTTCATATTTCCCCTCTCTTACTTTTCTTAAAGCATTTTCTTTTATTTCTTCTTCATCATTAGGATGTAAATCCTTATATGTTTCTATCATAATTTCAATCTGCTTCTTTAAGCTCATCAGGTCTTCTATCATAATACTCCTTCATTATATGTAAAGCACACTCTCTGCATACGAAATATGTATTTGTATTTGGAGATACCTGATATACAGGAGCGTACTTTACATTACATTTTTTACAATTAATCACGAGTAATCCACCATGCTTTATTCTTTAAGATTCTAGATCTTCTTTGATGCGTAGTCTCTTTCTTTGGATTCTTATCTCTATAATCGTTTATTTTCTTTATTTGTTTATTATTTAACTTCTTTTCCAAGGAACTTCTCCTTTATTTTATCTAACAATGGATGTGGCTCACCTTCAGATACTGTCCCATATTGACTCATAGCATATGCTGATTCTTCTATCCATATACAATTTTCACATCCTTTACATTCTCTCATATGTTTTTGAGCTTCCTCTGTTTGTGCATACCAACTCATTTTGCCTCCTTATCTTGTTCTTGCTGCCATTTTTCATTATCTTCATGGTCTTGTTCTTCTGCAAGAGTTTGATGCTCTTTTGCTTTATCTTCTTCTATTTTTTTATCAAGGAATTTCTTAAATCCTTCTACATCTCCATTAAATTCTATGAAAGAGTTAAGAAGATAATCTAATTCATTTATTCCTTTTTGTGCAACAATTAATTGTGTAATAACATTGTTTACTACATTTTTAACTTGCATCATTGTTGGTTTCTTATTTTTTGCCATACTTCCTCCCAATTTATTAGGGCACAACATACCGTTTTAGCCTTGTTAACATAATCGCTTATTACTATATCTCCTCGACTATACATTGTACCCTAAATCTTGTTTAACTTGTTCTTGTTGTTTATGTCTTTCTTCCCAGACTTTACCTCTAGTTTCTGGATGTTCTTCCTGAACTTTTCTTCTAGCTCTCATAATAGCTGAAGGATGAGATATTTCTTTATTAGCCCACATTTTTAATGTAGGTACTAAATGCATATTTTTAATATTTAAATTATATTTGGCAAATTCTTTAGACCAAATTTCATATAATAAATATACATCATTGTCTCTACAGTGTCTTTTGGTTAATAATATATGTTTTACTTTATCTTGCATTTTTATCCGCATTTTTCTATCCTCACATTATTAACAGTTAATCTAGCAAATAAGTGTTCTTTTTCTCTATTCTTATCAGATTTAATATCAATCATTTCAACTAAACCTGTCTCTTTATTTTTATAAGGTTTAAGAGATATTAACTTATTAGCATTATAAGCTATTCTAAATGAACCTCTAGAAGATGCTATATCCATACCTTCTTTGAAAGCAGCTTTACTTACTTCACTTACAGCGAATACAATTACGTTTTGCCTTACGGCAAGCTCCATTATTGCTTGTGAAGCTTCTTCTACTTTCATATTATTATCCTTTTGTTTGCTCTTAAATAGGCCCAAATGGTCAACAATTACTATTTCTGGTTTAACAGGTAGCATTGTTATTCTTCTTTCTAATTCATGAGCATATGGAGCTGAGTAATCTACAGTAAGCCATTCAAATCGCTTATCCATACCATTTTTCATTTGTTTATAATGATTAGATAACTGTGTTTCATCCCATCCCATTTCTATTTGAACAAATCTAGACCATATTTGTCTTGGAGACATCTCCATTTCAACAAAATATGTAGGTCTTTTGAAGTAAGTTACCCAATTTTGAAGCAACATAGTTTTCATACTCGCTGGTGGAGCCTGTATTATAACAGTTTCACCTGGATATATAGGAAAATTTAAACCATATGGTTCACCTAAGTTAAGAGGTTTAAGATCTTGAGCATAAAAGTTAATCAATTCATCTTCCATACTACTAGAATCCATCATATTTTCTGCTTTAGCACCTCTATGTAATGTACATTTAGAATCGCAATAAAATTTTATAACTGGATCATCAGCGCCATATCTATAACCTTGACCATCATGTCCAGTGTAACAACCTTCTATTATACCTTGCATTTCTTCAGCTTTAAATTCACTTTTAGCTTCTTGACTCACTCTTACACGCCAATCTTCCATAATTAATTTTACAATATTTTCTGGAAAATTCCATCTTAAGTGTGATGCTATTCTAAGAGCAACCATATGACGTTTACCATGTGGCGCACCATCTAACATTTTTTGTATGCAAGTAGTAGCTACAGGATCACGTTTATCTCTTATCTTAACTTTAGGTTTTTCTTTAGGTTTTTCTTTGTCTAAAACATCAAATACAGGACTATTCATTTCAATATCTTCATAGTCTATATTTCTCGGTTTTGACGCTAATTTAATTAACTCTTCTTTAAATATCTCATCTTTTGATGACAATATACCTAAATTATCTTCTATACATACTTTGTATAATCCAGATTTAGTATTTTTAGTGTTAATTAAACGTATGATTCTTGTTTTATCAGTAACAGATGGGTCTGCAAATTCAAATATACCAGCTTTAGTCAGCTCTTCTTTAACTCTTACGTGTAAGTTTTCACTTGGTTCCCATTTAAATCCAGATTTATGTATACCTATATGAAATCCTGTACCGCTAAAATATACTCTATAACAAATATTTAAATCATCTAGTATACTTACTAACCCATATAATTTATCTCTTGCATCTCTTATACTACTACCATCTACATCTAGTATAAATTCTTCAGGCATATATATAAGACCATCAAATCCAGATAAACTACCTTTTTTAGTATAGTATTCTAATACAGACTCATCATAATCATATAAAGAAATAAATAGATCTGTATCTGTTCCTTCTAAATCTCCTAATTCATCTCTACTTTGAAAATTACCTCTATTATTTACTCCAAATGCTACTTCTTTAATCATTTCTTTATCCATCTAAATCCTCCCATCTATCACACATAATATAAACAAGCGCTAATATAGGTAGTATTAGAATTACTGCTGTTATTTCTATCATAAATTCTGTCATTTCCCCTCCTTTTTAAAGTACCTTCTGATTTCATCAGCACTTTTTTTTCTTTCTTTTTCTTGTTTTCTAAGTTCTGTTTGATGTTCATATCTTGCTCTTTTAACTTTCATTCTTACAGTTAAATGAGTATATGTATCACCTTTAAGATTTTGCCCTAATTTTAACTCTTTAGGGTCTATATTAATAAAATGCATAAATTCTGTTGCTCTCATATTCCTCCTTTTAGTTATATAGGGAGACTCACATATTCCTATTTGAGTATCGTAGTCCATACTTCAAAGTATATCACCGTACTCAGGACCAGTTGTTGCCTCCCTATAAATTAACGATTACCTACTCACTTAAAAGGGTATGTTATCGTCACTCTCGGAGGACTCAGAAACTAAAGGAGCTTCTGATTTTTCGTTAAGCTTAGGCTCAACATATTTTTCATAGAAGGCCATTGCTCTTCCTTTCCAATAATCTACATCAGATGAATTGAAGGATTCAACAGCATTCTCAAATGGATATGGAGCTGTTTTGCTTAGTATTCTAGAATATTTACCATCTTTATAGAAATAAACATTCATTTTCTTACCTATTAAAGCTTCAGCACTATCATCCATTTTTATAACTTTAGTTCCATCAGGACCTTCTAGTCCGCTTGTTATACCAGCATTAGCGAATCTATATAGTTGACCAATAGCAAATTCTTCACCATCAGTACCAGTTTTAGCATAGACTCTCATGTTAAAGTTTTCTGGATAGCCATCAAAGTATACATCTATACATTTAGAGCCATTCCATTCACCATATTCTGCTTTTGATACAAGAAGTTCGTGCCAACCAGTATTATAGTCAGTACCAGTACTTCCTGATTTTATTGTTAATGTTCTCATATATTTCTCCTATTATTTACGAATTGAATTAGCATCGTCATCATATTGAGCGATACCTACTATTGCAGATAAACCATATCTACGTCCATATGTTATTGCTGCACCTACACCTTGTGCATCTACCTTAGATAAAGGTAATTTAACTTTTGATCTTAGCCATTGACCTGATGCATGCATAAGTGTAGTTGTTACACATATTGCATTAGGTATTATTTCATTACCTTGACTAACAGACAAACCATATTTACTTAAATACGGAAATGCTGATTTGATTACTGCGTGTAAGTCTGCATAATTAGACTTAAAGAATGGATTAGTACTCTCTTTTTTAGCACCTTCTAATTCAGACTGAGCTTTAGCTAACGCTTCAGCTAATTTGTCTATTTCAGGTGATTTCCATTCATCAGATCTTCTATCATTAGACTCATTAAAAGATTTCTCTTTTTGTTCATTTTTTACTTTTGCTTCTAATACAGACTTAGCAATGCCAGTTTGTTTAGAAACGTCAATATTACTCATAAGCTTCCTCCTATGTTTGAGTAAATGGGGCAGATAGTCCACCCCATTTGTGTGTGCTATACGTTTAAGAACCTTCGAAATGAAGGGAACGTAATTTAAGAAACTAATTTCTTTTTGTCAAGTATTAATGTTGAGAAATTGAAAATAATTTCCTTGAAGTAAGGTTGTTTCATAACTATGTTCTTAATAGAATTAGATATAAAACTTCCACTCATATTACTACAATAAGATGTAGCTTTACGAGTGCATGGTTCAGGATCAGAATCTTCATCAGAATACCAATCCTTTTCATATTGTTTAACAGTAATATTATTATATATATACTGTTGATATTGTTCTGCACCCATCCTACCATCTATAACAAATGATGGTTTATTAGGGCATTTTGCTAGTAATTTTACTATTTCTATACGAGCAGACATACTATCTAAACCAAGTACCAATATATCATCTTTTTCGCCATCATAGTATTTAAACTTACCTATAGTAAGATCACTAGCTATACTATTATCTATGCTCCAAAGGTGAGAACGTAATGCTTCTACTTTAGTTTTACCAATATCTTCATTAACATATTGGCTAACACCTACATTCTCTATGCCAACTTTATCAAAATCATATAAATAAAATTGATTAGCACCAAGTCTTGCTAATTGTGTGGCTACGGAGCTTCCAATAGCCCCGCAACCTACAATATGAAACTTAATACCTGATATATCTGCTATATCTTGACTTCTCATATTTCTCATAGCCATATACCTCCATAACTTTGATTATAACAAGCAGAATCTATTAAAGCCTCAGCTAATTCATTATATTTAGGATCAATAACTCTTATTAATTCATAAGGTTCAGACTCCATAGAAACAAACTCTTTTAGTTCTGCTTTATTAAGTTTATCTATTTCTAAACCATATGGTTCTAATTGTTCATTAGTATGAGTTATAGCTGTCTTAAACTTATGCATATTCCACGCACCAGTATTTACTTGTCTTATGTATTCAGCTATTTTACCCATAGCATACTCCCATTTAGCTTCAAAATTAGCAGATTCTTGTTGTGTTGGGTTAATACCCATACAATCGTCCTCTAATAATTTATAATTACTAGACATTCCTTGCCTATCATAGTAGTTATGTAAAGTTAATTGTTTTCCATTAGATGGCAATTTAGTATATCCAGTATTATAAGAGCTTAATGATCTAGTTCTACATTTAGCTTTAACTTCAGTCACTATTTCAAGAGGTATTTCTACTTCTTCTTCTTTACCAATTATCTCAAGTTCAACATCTTGATGTATTTCTACTGGTTTCCATACAGATACTCTACATTTATACTCTTCTTTAAGATTAACAACAAGAGCAAATGATAGATCAGATTCTCCTTCACCATACTCATCTATGCTAGATAGATCAGTACCACTCCAGAATGCTGACATTGTATGATGACTATGCCACCAACAGAATCTAAAGTTATTATCCTTGTATTTTACAGCCATTTCTGTATAGTATTTAGCTAATTCTTCTTTATCAAGGTCACATGTAGTACCACCAATTTCTTGTGTTACTATTTGTGGGTTCTCTATTAGCCAATCACCATCTTTGTCTTGGGTAACTACAGCCATACCACCTATTTCAGACTTTTCAGTATGATAAGCAGCTTTAGAATAGTTTATTATTTTATCCCAACAGTCTTTATAGATATATACTTTCATTATTCCTCCTCATTACGTTCGTTAATATGTTGTCTAAGTGTTTCAAGAAACTCTTCAGTTTGTTCTTCACTTTGTTCTCCAGGTAACCAATCTGGCTGATCATTCTCAACACGTTGCTCATTTGATATTGGGTCTCTAGTTACCGATATTGGATTTCCTTCACTATCAGTTGTATGTATTACAGTTGGAGCAGCATGATTAACACCACCCATTCTAGTAGCCCATTGCAAGGTCATTTGTTCAGCTTGTTCTGGTGTTACTGGTTCAGGATGAGCATTCTTATAACTAGGACATTGAGATCTAAATGTACATTCTTGAACATCACAATAATCATTATCTCCATCTGGTTCATAATTACAATGTCGCATATCATTTGTACCAAATACCTTTCTATATTCTTCAGATAATTTAGCTGGCTCACCATGATACATTTGTTTAATATTATTATGTGGACCTGTTATATTAGTGTAAGTTGTAGCCCAATTAACAGATTGTAATACAAATGAAGTCATATCATATTTACATAATGCATTATATATTTCATTTGATTGATCACCATAACATACATTATTACCGAATAGTCCATTAGTACGCCATTGTCTACTTCCAGATATAAATGGATATGCTAGATAACCTTTATCATCTGGTTGTTCTACTTGACCTAATGTTTGAACACTAAATCTTGGATTATCATAATTAGAATTTGCAGTCATAGTTCTTAGTGGATATGTTATATTATTTATATACAAATCTGTATCACATGCTATATTCTCTATATGTTTAGCTTCACGTTGACTATCTCTACCTGATGTTATATATACTTTCATTGTACCTGGTCTTATCCTAAGTGTACTTACTAACATATATCTTTGGCTAGAGCGTGATGTTGGATGAACAAATAATTGATGATACATTTCTTGCATTATATCTATATTATTTATTAATTCATCAGCCATTTCTATCTTTTCAGACATATAATTAGCATATAGATTCTTTCTTTCAACAAGAATGCCTGGGTCATCTAACCATACTTCACCTTGACCTCTTAAATTATATAACATACCATCAATAGTTCTTAAAGTTCTACGTATAGAGTCCCATGTACTGTTTCTAAACCAATCTTCTCTACTTAAATAGTTATACATACCACTAGGTTTTCTATTAAATCCAAGCCCTTCCATCATAAGTTCACTTACTCTTTGATAGGAACCACGCTTCCATTTAAATGTTTTAGTTATTTCTAGATTACTTAAGTGTCTACTATTAAATCTTTGTAATTCTTCCATTACTTCAGCTTGAGGACCATAATATATATGTTCTCCAAGATCACCAACTTCTATCTCTTCTATGCATTGTTCGATTGTACCATCTACAATGCAGTCATAATCTCTAAAATTCATATACCCTCCAAGGTTAATAAAGAGATAGGTGCGCTAGTTGTCTTAGTAGGAACAACATGTAAACCATGTATCATCCATACCTATCTCTCTAAATTATTTATTTACTGATCACCACCAGATTTGTTGTTATTAACAGCTGCAACAATATCACCTTCTGTAATAGCATGTGTATTAGTTACAGATACTCCATTAACAGCAACAGATGAGCCATTAGATATATCATCTGGGAACTCATTTCTTAGTTGTTCAACAGTATCAGCGTTAGTTTGTCTCTCTACAAAGCCGCCACCTTGTAGAAATTTGATTGTTTTAGTTGCCATGTGGGCCTCCTTGTTCATATGATTGGATTGACTTGTACTCTTCGTTTAATTGATCAAAGAAATCATCAATTAATTCGTAGTTTTCTTTTATTTGCTTCTCAACAGTCTTTTTTACTTCACCATCAAGATATTTTATAGTTTTCTTTAGTATTACAGTATTGGCTTCAATATTACCTATATCCATACTATAATCCCATTCTACCTAGTGCTTGTTCTATTCTAGGTCTCCAAGACTCTATTTCATCAATAGAATATTGTGCATTTTCATTAACTATGTTTAAGTTTTCTTGTAATTCAGCTACTTTTTTCATTAAATCCATTATATTATCATTTATCTTAACAATTTGATCTAAAAAGTAGTCAGAATCAAATTTTTCTTTCTTAGTAGTAGTTTTAGCCATTATGCCTCCTTATTTGTATCAATTAACTCATCGATTAGTTTATTTGCTTTAAGTTTAAGTAGAGATATTTCATTCCTAGTATGATGTAATTCTATAATTATCTCTTCTTTAGTTTTTATAGGTATAAATGTTAAACCCATAATATCCTCCTATTGTTATTAATTGTTGGTATACAATGCTCTTTGACATAGATGACAATACATCAACGACCCGCGCGCAGCTTTTCACCCCGTTGGCCTTGCGTATACCAGACAAGTCTATTTATCGTTTTTTATTACAAAAAATGCTATCATAAAACCTATAATAGCAGATGAAAATATTATTAACATAAAGTAAGAGCTTACTATTATATCATATATTACTTGCATATATTTACCTCTTCAATCATTTCTTCTACGTATTTACAATGATATGTTTTACCATTCCACATAAATAGCCCATTAGGACCATGAAAGTCTCTAGATAATCTAAATTTCTCTTTAAATGACATAGTATCCCATTTATTTGTTTTTATTTCTTTAACCTGCTCAATTGTTGGTAGTTTTTCTACCTTTTTTGATTCTATCAGGTTATCAAATCTCTTTACAAACATAAATAGTACACATATTATACCAATAGAATAAAATAACTTATCTCTTGTTATAACTTTGTCTTTATTTAGTTTATCTAATACATCTTTAACATATTTAATGTTTTTCTTCATCATCGTCTCCTATATAAAATGGATCATCATATTTATCATAGTCAGCTCTTAATAACTCTTCATTCCATACATGAGGTATATCTTCCTCTTCTATAGGTTTATCAGGGTCATAATACTCATAATTACCTTCACCTCTATGATATGCATCCATCCAGTTGTGTATTCTTTTCTTATCCCACTCGATATATTTATCCCAAGTGTCTCTTATAAATAATAGTAGTAGATTAATTAAAGGATTTATAGCTATTACAAGTCCAAATATTAATAAACTATAGAATATTATTGTTAACATATTATCCTCCTAATTTAAAGTTATAGGGCTGATTGACCCTCGTTAGTTAATTCTTAGTGTATCGCTGATTAAACGCCTTTTCTCACTAGTATTACTCGCCTGTCACTACAGCCCTATTAAATATAACAGCCTACTCGATAGACTATATCTATCCTATATCCTCACACCCATTTCCCTCGACTGTTATTGTCTCCTACCAATTGCTTTGTTCAGTTTGCTCTGATACATATTTATATCTTTCTCTAGTGATTTAAGTCTTTCACTATGAAACTTTATCTTATCTTTATGATAGTTCTCACCACTTCTAAGAGCAGTGATTATTTCTTTTACTTCTTCTAATAAGAATGCCATAACATCTCCTTTATTGGTTAAGAGTTTAATTTAATGTAGTATGCTTTTATTGTCTCCAAGGACTTACACCTTGCTAACCATGACGGCAATACATACTACAATTCTAATTCTTTGTGACAAAGGCCCGATTACTTATCTAGTATTTCATCGTTTGGCGTAGCTTCTTAGATTATAGTGGTCTGTCACCATTACCACTTACTATTATTATACTAATACTACATCACACTCATCAGATATGTCATTAACAGCAGTATCATATGCTTCATCATAATCATCCATTGGTAGTCTCCTTATGTGTACAATATCTATAAGCTATTGGACATCTGCAGGGTTGAAGTTGGTATTTTAGAGCTTCCATTTACTTCTCCTTATTGGTTAAGAGTTATTTATAATGATTAGTGCAACCACTTGTACAACATCTATTTACTTTATGTTTAATACCATATTGCATATCATCTCCTTATTGGTTAAGAGTTAAGTGTAGCACAAGCACCATTAAGACCAACACTAGCTTAGTAACTCGTAAGTTCTATCGGTAGTTAATAGCCACAAGATGCCACCCAGCATACTCAGGG